AGAGTGGAGAAAGTTTAGACTTGACAAGGTAGGTGAGTGGATAGGCATACCAGTACAATACAAAGTCTATGTAGAACTAGAGATGAGTGGTTACCCTACTGATAAAGAAGTAACAGAGAAACTACATGAACTATTAGATAGTGCTGAACCTCTTGTTTATTTACTTGAGCCACAGATATGACACAGTATGATGTGTTCCCTGCTTATAGAAAAATAATAGACGGAGAGAGAATACTTTCTGTCCATGTAAATAACAAGACAATAGAAACTAAATGGGCAGATGGCACTGTTCAAATAGAAACTAAACAGCCAGATGATAACTGGAAAATAACACAACGGAGAAAATAAAAAATGAAAATACAAAATATATTTATCGGAGTTTTGTTTTTGTTACTAGGATACAGTGGTTACCAAGACATTGTATTTGTAGATGAACAAAAGAAAGACTCTAAGAATTTAATTAAAAGAATAATAAAAGCAGAAATTAATATAGATAACCTGATAGACCATATTAATAATGATGCGGTGGACATGCTTGAAATTGAAAAGGATTTATTATTTCAAATAGAAAACCTTAATGGCAGGATAACAGAACATGAACACGAAGTAATAGAAATTGAAAAAGAAATTTTCAAACCTATTATACCTGTTCAACCTGTTGAATCTACTGAGCCTGTCGAACCTGTTGAGACTTTAGAAAGAACTTATGATGAAGCAACAGGTCTTCATGTTCCAGTGTTTGTAGAACAAGTACCGGAAGTAAGAATTAGTACAGCCTCTTGTCCTCGACCACACAATAATCTTTTACCCTATATAAACAACATTGATCTAAGAAGAAACTATCAATTTAGAGTAAACTATAATGTAAAAGATAATAAAATAATAGATATAAATTATTCAAGAAGTTTACCTTCTAAATTAAAAGGTGCTATTAATAATTATCTAAACTCATTTGAAACCACAGGAGATGTAACAGGTTGTTACGTTCCTATTAAATTACTACGCAGTTAGTGTGTAGATTTTTTAAGAAACAATTTATTAAAGACATGGACATAGAATTTACACACGAATTAAACTTAGAACAATTTGAAAACTGGTGCACCTTTTGCCTTGACAATACAATAGAAATGTATGAGAACAAAGATTCTTATATGAATGTATGGGATAGAGAAAAAGAAAAGTACATAGTTTACATACAACGTAACGAGCAATCAGGCATTGAAAACTTTTTTAATAAAATGCTTGTAAAATAGAATTAGCTGTGGTATAATGCACTTACTCAAGACAAATGACCTTAATACAAAAGGCACTTTCCTTGAGTCATTAAGTAGCATTAGCCCTCTAAACTCCATCCTCCTCAAGGAGCTACTTAATTCAGTTTACTGAGGTGATGGGGCAACTGACTCATAGCCCCAACTCGAAAGAGTTAGCTATGGTTTTTAAATACTGTAATAAAAAGGAGAAAAGAAATGGCAGTAGTAGAAGGAACTGCGTATTGGGCAAGTATTAAAACACCTAATACCAGATTTGATCCAGTCTTCACAGTCAACGTAGTTGTTGATGATGAGACTGCAAATGATTTTGCGTCACGAGGACACACAATCAAAGAAGTGGAGGGGCAACCTTCCATTGTTATTAAACGTAAAGTTAATGGACCTAATGGAATGGTTCGTGTCGCACCTAGATTACTAGATGCTGAGAAGAACGAAGTTAACTACTCGGTTGGTAATGGTTCTAAAATCAAGGTTCAATACAATGAATACGAAGGCGAGAACAAATACGGACCTTACACTGGCTTGGATTTACAAGCTGTGCAAGTTCTAGATTTAGTTGAGTACCGTTCTGAAGATGGTGCTGAACTATTAGATGGAGAGGAATTCTGATGTCAGAATCTCCTCAATTAACAGGTGCTCCTATAACTATAAATCAAGACGATGGTTCGGCAAAGATTTATGATACAGGATTATTAAAACCTGAAGTACAGCAGGCTGTAACCATTTTAGCATTTACTAATCAACTTAGGCAAGTGTTAGATGGTGCAAGCCAGTTGTTTAGTAATGTTGTAACCAATAACTTAGATGATGAAGCTATGGTAGAAGAGATTGTACCTGAAGTAAAAGCAGAAGTTGTAGAAGAAACAGAAATGGAAACTGTCAGGTCTCGTAATGAGGAAGGACAGTTTTTAGCAGATGATAAATCTACACCTGACGTTAATGAAGCTTACATCAAACGTGAAAAGAAAAAAGCTAAGTAGCATTAGCTTTGTTATATACCAGAAGGCAGGTCGTAGTGGCTTGCCTTCATTTTATATCGAGGAGGATATATGGAAAAAAGTACATGGGATAAACACAATCTGCCCTGTCCAAAATGTGGGGGAAGTGATCCCGTTTCTACAAATCAAGATGGTTCAGGTCATTGCTTTAGCTGTGACACACACTGGAAAAATTATCAACAAGCCCTTGATGGGAACATAGTTGAAATGTCTAGTCACAAAGAACCAACTACATTTTTAAACTCTTACACAGGAGTTTTTGCAGACTTAACTGATCGTAAGATTAGTGAGGTTGTTGCAAGAAAATATGGTGTTCGTGTGGTTCATGACCACGAAGGTAAAGTTTCTAAACACATCTACCCTTATTATAATAGCAACGAAATTGTATCTACTAAAACTAGAACAGTAAGTAACAAAGGCTTTATAGTTAATGGAGGTTATGAAGGCACTGGTTTATTTGGAGAGCAGCTCTTTGGAGGTGGTGGTAAGTACCTTACTATTACAGAAGGAGAGTGTGATGCAATGGCAGTGTATGAAATCTTTGATAAGAAGTGGGCATCCGTTTCTATTAAGCGTGGTGCTCAAGGAGCTGTGAGAGATGTTAGAGATAGCATTGAGTTCATCGAGTCTTTTGATACTGTTGTTATCTGTTTTGATAATGATAAGTATGGAAGAGAAGCAGCACGTAAAGTTGCCCGTATTATAAAACCGGGAAAGACTAAGATAGTTTCTTTGCCTGTTGGATTTAAAGATGCCAACGCAATGCTTGAACAAGGACAGTATGCACAGTTTACTAAAGCTTGGTGGGATGCTAAGACTTACACACCATCGGGTATTATGGAACTCTCTAGTGCAAAAGATAAATGGCTGCATCGAGAGACTAAAGAAAGTATAGCTTACCCTTGGGAAGGCTTGAACAAAAAACTATTTGGTATGCGTAAAGGAGAACTGGTTACTCTAACAGGTGGTACAGGCTTAGGTAAGTCCAGTGTTACAAGAGAGTTGTCACATTATCTTATAAAAAATACTGAAGACAACGTAGGAATTATAGCCCTTGAAGAAAACTGGTTGAAAACTGCTGATGGTATTGTATCCATTGAAGCTAATGACCGGCTGTATCTTGAAGAGAAAAGAAAGAACTACACAGACGAACAGCTAACAGAATTATTTGATAAGGTTATTCAGAAAGATAAAGTATTTATACATGCTCATTTAGGAGCTACTGATATAGATGAAATCTTTTCTAAACTTAGATACATGATCGTTGGTTGTGAATGTGATTGGGTAATCGTTGATCACTTACATATGCTAGTGAATCAGCTTACGGAATTTGATGAACGCAGAGGTATTGATAATCTTATGAATCGTTTGCGTTCTCTTGTTGAAGAGACAGGTGTTGGTATGTTCTTAGTATCTCACCTTAGAAGAGCAGCAGGAGAGAAAGGACACGAGCAAGGTATTGAAGTATCGTTGTCTCATCTTAAAGGATCGCAAGGAATATCACAGTTATCTGATTGTGTTATTGCTCTTGAAAGAAATCAACAAGCAGAAGATTCCCAAGAAGCTAACACCACTAAGGTTAGAGTTCTTAAATCTAGATACACAGGAGACACAGGTTTAGCCTGTAGTCTATTATATAACACAGATACAGGTCGCATGAGTGAAGTAACTGAAGAAGAAACCTTAGAAGGGTTACCATTTTAGGAGGACACATGAAAGAAATTATATTTGATATAGAAGCTAATGGTTTAAAACCCGATAAGATTTGGTGTATAGTAGCCAAGCCCTTAGGAGAACCTGTGGTTTCGTTTGGTCCTTCTAAGATTAAAGAAGGTATAGCATACTTAAATGAAGCTGACTCTTTAATTGGTCACAATATTTTAGGCTATGACATGCCTGTTATAAACAAACTATATGACGTTGATCTTAGTACAAAGACTATTAAAGATACCTTGGTTATGTCTCGGTTGTTTAATCCGGTGCGTGAAAACGGACACAGTTTAAAAACATGGGGATACATTATTGGTCTACCTAAAGATGAACAGCCTGAGGATTGGGATTCATACTCACCACAGATGTTAAAGTATTGTCAGAAAGATGTTATCTTAAACGAAAGAGTTTACAATAAACTACTTGATGAAGGTAAAGATTTTGATGAAGAGTCTATTAAATTAGAACATGCTGTTGCTACGATACTTAAAGATCAAGAAGATACTGGCTTTGAATTTAATCAAGAGTATGCTATGATGTTAGTAGCACAGCTTAAAGAACGTATGTTTGAGGTTGAGCAAGAGGTTAAGAAAGTATTTAAACCTAGACTGGTTGACATCAAAAAAGTCCTTCCAAAATTAAAGAAGGATGGAACTCTATCAAAGTCAGGACTTACAACAGAAGAGTATGACTATCTTATATCTGCTAGTCTTACAGAGTACAAGCCTTTTATGAGAAAGAAACTACAAGACTTTAACTTAGGTTCACGTAAACAGATAGGAGAATACTTAACAGACTTAGGTTGGAAACCCAATCGCTTTACTCCTACAGGTCAGCCTGTTGTAGACGAAGGTTCTTTATCTAAGGTAAAAAATATACCGGAAGCTAAACTAATTGCAGAGTTTTTATTATTACAGAAACGCATAGCACAGATTGATTCATGGATATTAGCAGTACAAGAAGACAATAGAGTGCATGGCTTTGTAATACCTAACGGAACAATTACAGGACGAATGGCACACCGAGCACCTAATGTCGCACAAGTACCTAGTACTTCTAGTCAATACGGAGCAGAGTGCAGGTCATGTTGGATTGTTAAAGATGGATATAAATTATTAGGTGTTGATGCTAGTGTATTAGAACTACGAATGCTTGCACACTATATGAACGATGAGGAATACACTAATGAAGTTACAGACGGAGACATACACACAGCTAATCAAAAAGCTGCAGGACTTAAATCAAGAGATCAAGCAAAGACTTTTATCTATGCCTTTATCTACGGAGCAGGAGATGCAAAGATTGGGAGTGTGGTTGGAGGAGGTAAGCGTCTTGGAGCAGAGCTTAAGAAACGATTCCTTGATAATAACCCATCACTTAAAACTCTTAGAGATAGAGTATCACAAGCAGCTAAACGAGGGTATCTTAAAGGATTAGATGGAAGAAAAATATTTATTCGTAATGAGCACGCAGCACTCAACAGTTTATTACAGGGTGGTGGTGCTATAGTTATGAAGAGAGCACTAGTTCAATTTTATAGTTTACTAAAATTGAATTCTTATGATGCTAAGATTGTAGCTAATGTACATGACGAGTGGCAAATTGAAGTTAAAGAAGAAATTGCAGATGCAGTAGGAGAAGTAGCTGTTAGATGTATATCAGAAGCAGGAGATTATTATAACATGAGATGTCCTTTAGCAGGGGAATATAAGATAGGAGAAGACTGGAGTGAAACACATTAAACATTGTAAAAAGTGTAACGAAAATAAACCGTTATCAGAATATCAAAAGTATATCAGAGATGGTATAAATATAGGGCAAGCATACTGTAAAGATTGTAGAAACAAAGAAAACAATTGGTCAGAAAAAAGTAATCCTAAACGAATGTATGTTAATGGAAAGTACATACCAAAGTTTCATCCTTTATACAAAGGAGGAAATTATAAAACTTTTGAACATGCAGCCTTTGATTCTTTATCTAGATACACAGCCTCCTCCGAAGGAGAGGTTTATGTTATTAGAAATAAAGCATGGAAAGGTTGGATAAAAGTTGGGATGGCTATTGATGCAGAGGACAGGTGTAGAAGCTACCAGACTTCTTCTCCTTTGAGAGATTACGAACTTAAATATTCACAAAGTTTTAAAGATAGAAGAACG